ACTCAAGGACTGGCGGCGCATCGCGACGCGCTACGACCGATGTGCGCATACTTTCTTCTCAGCAATATGCATCGCCGCTGCCGTTATCTTCTGGCTTTGATTTAACGAGTCCTGAGCCTAGTTGGGTATACCGTCGATGAACTTATAGCTCATCTTGAGAAGTGTTTTCTGCCCGGAATGTCTTGGGGCAACTATGGAAACGATGGCTGGCACATAGACCACATCATCCCGCGATCGGTCTTTAACTATGAAAAACCAGAAGACATCGACTTCCAGAAATGCTGGGCTCTGTCCAATCTGAGGCCCTTGTGGGCAGCGGACAATATCAGGAAGGGCGCCCAACTTGATGCGCCATTCCAGCCGTCGTTGGCTATACCAGCCAACGACAACACCAATCCTATGAAGATAGGAAAAACCTAATGGAAAAAGCCCTAGCTGGCCTTGTAGCAATCGCAGCCATCCTCTTCTTCGCACCGCTCATCGGCGTTCTCGGTGGCGCGTTCGTCGGCTGGGTTGTGGGCCTGTTCTTCGCAGAAACGATCCACGCCTTCCTTGCCGCCGTTGGCATCAACGCGGCAGGCCTTGCAATGTGGCAGATCGGCGCTTCGCTTGGTTTCATCGGCGGGTTCTTCCGCCCGGCTATTCATCGGGCGAAGGCTTAAACCTCGCCGTTACCACACCACCAACAACACGAGGAAATGACAGATGGCAAAACTAGCCAGCAGATTTGATGCGACTGCTCACGATACGGAGCAACGCGACTACGAGGAACTGCCGAACGGCGACTATGAACTGGAAATCGAGGCGTCGGAGGTCAAGGAAGGCGCAAACGGTACCGGCCTCAAGACAACAATGACGGTTCTTCGCCCCGAGGAATACAAGGGCCGCAAGGTCTTCAATTTCTACAATCTGGAACACAAGAACGCGCAGGCGCAAGAGATCGGCCAGCGTCAGTTCGCGAGCCTTTGCCGAGCGATCGGCGTCTCGGAAGTCGAGGATTCCGAAGAACTGCACTTCAAGGCGTTTACGGCAAAGATTGGTCTCGGAAAGCCTTCCAAGGACGGCCAATACCCGGCGCGCGCGGAGATCAAAAAATACTACTTCCCCGATGAAGGCAACGTTCCCCAGCCTTCGATCGACGCCAACCAGCCGGTAGCGCAGGCCCGTCCAGCGAATGACAACCGACCGGCTGCAGCGAACAGCAATAAGCCGGCACCGGCGGCTGCTGCGGCAGGCAAGAAGCGGCCTTGGGGCTAAGCTAAACAACAGGCGCGGTTGCCAGCCGCGCCTTCTACCACCGAACACGAGGAGACTTTGATGAGAGTCAGCATTGACCGCTCACAACTCGCGCACGCCTTGGCGACCGTTACACGTGCCATCGAAAGTCGCAACACGATTCCTATTCTCGCCAACGTGCTCTTGGCTGTCGAGGACGGCCAACTACGCCTGACCGGGACCGACCTGGATGTGGAGATAACGACCAGATTGCCGGTGCTCGATTGCCAACCAGGAAGCGTAACCGTTCCCGGCAAGATGCTTGCGGATATCGCCAAGCGCGCGACAGGCGACGTTACCCTTGAGCTCGACGCAGCTAGCGCTGGAGGCCGCCTTACCGTCGCTTCGGGTCGCAGCCGTTACAAGCTCGACGTTTTGCCTGCAGAAGACTTTCCGTCCTTCAGCGCCGGTAAGTTTGACACGACGCTTGAGCTTGATCTGGCTACGCTTGTCGCGCCGTGTGTGCACTGCATTTCGACGGACGAGACACGTTATTATCTGGCTGGCGTTTATCTGCATGCCGTTGACGGCCGCTTGGTTGCTGTCGCAACCGACGGGCACCGGCTGATGCGCAATGTCGGCCCTGCCGGCGACTTGAACTACGGCGTGATCCTGCCGCGAAAGCTGGTAGGCCTGCTGCCGAAAAGTGCGGTTACGGTCGAACTGTCCCAGAACAAGGTGCGCGTCACCTCTGGCTCGACGGTGATCACGAGCAAGCTGATCGACGGCACGTTCCCCGACTATGTGCGCGTCATTCCTACCGGCAATAGCAACATTCTTACCGTCGACCGGCAGGCGCTTATGAAGGCGGTCGAGCGTGTTGCCGCGGTTGCGGATGACAAATCGCGAGCGGTGAAATTCGCTGTCGGCGATGTGCTGCGACTTATGCTGGCTGACAAGGCCAGCGACGAAGTTTCGATTGAGTTCGAAGGCGAGCCTTTGGAAATCGGCTTTAACGCCAGATACGTCAACGACATGCTTGGCGCGTTGGATGAACCGAACGTGCGCTTTGCACTCGGCGATGCAGGCTCGCCAGCCGTCGTCAAAGGCGAGGGCGAGTGGACTGCGGTCTTGATGCCGATGAGGGTCTAAGCATGGCAGCGACAATCCCCGAAACCGCAATCTTCAACGCCATTGAATATGCGCTGCGCCATGAAGGTGTGACCGAAATCGCGTTTTCAGAAGATGGCGAATACGAAGTCGAAATCCACGAGGCGTCCAACCTGATGCCGTTCGTCAAATGTCTGTTGCGCGAGTTGGAGGTGATTACGTGAAAATCAGCATCGAGTGGCTTGGCGACACTCACGATTGCGAAACCTGCGGCCCGGCTTGGGCTGAAGGCGCGCGCGTCTATATCGATGGGCTGCTTGTACTGGATTTGCAGCCAAGCGCCCACTGTTACGATGGTGTGTCTTACCAAGAAGATGACGTGTACCGGCACATTCTGGAGCACCTCGGCCATACCGTGGAGGACTACCCAGCATGAACAGCATCTTCATGGTCATGAAGCAGGTATCGCCGGACACCGCGAGGCCATATCGCGTCATCGAGACATACCCAACTTCGGAGGGAATGCGTTCACGTATCGTCTCTGGTGCGTTTAGCACGCAGGAATTGGCACAACAGTGGGTGGAGCATTTGCAGGAAGGCGGGAAACCCTAATGGCACCCCTCCCAAAAGCTGAATCGAGCACCGTCCGCGCCATCTACGCAGCTTACGAGGCCGCCAACGAACAGAGAGACGGCAAGACCATTCCCGCCTCTCAGGTGGCGGAAGAATGCAGCCGCAAGCTGTTCTTCGATTACAGATGGACCACACCGCACGAATCCATCCCTGGTCGAACGCTACGCATTTTCGAAACTGGTAACATTGAAGAAACACGCTGGATTGAGAACCTTCGCATGATCGGGTGCGAAGTCGTTGATTATGGCCCAGACGGTCGGCAAATCCGCGTTGAGCTGTGCGACGGTCATGTTGGTGGCTATCTCGATAGCGAAATTCTTGGCCTGCCCGAAGCTCCGTCCAAGTGGCACGTCGGCGAAATAAAGTCACACAACCTGAAAAGCTTCACGGCGTTGAAAAAGGAGGGCGTTCAGAAAAGCAAGCCTCTCCATTTTGGGCAGATGCAAATCTACATGCACGCGCGTGGGCGTGACCGAGCGATATATCTCGCGGTCTGCAAGGACAACGACGAACTTTACACCGAACGCGTTCATTATGACGCGGCATACGTAGCGCGGCTTTTGGCAAAGGCCGAACGCATCATCCATGCGAACGACCTGCCACCGCGCATCAGCGATAACCCGGAGTCTTTCTCGTGCAAATGGTGCAAGCACCACGCGATTTGCCACGATGGCGCATGGCCGAGAACCAACTGCCGGACGTGCATTTTCAGCAGCCCAGAGCCGGGTGGAACGTGGGCATGTTCGCGATTCAACAAGCCACTGTCACTGGCCGAGCAAAGCGAGGGATGCCCTGCCCATTTGACGCTCCCGGCGCTTGTGCCGGGCGAGCAGATCGACGTCGACGAGGCCGCCGAAACGATTACGTATGAATTGCGCGACGGCACTCGGTGGATCGATGGGGCCAACGATAACACCAAGAAAGCGAGGGCGGCGTGAAAGTAATGTGCCCAATATGCGGACAGCCCGCGCTGCAAACAAATACCATATGGGGCATGCGAAACGACTGTTGCGGTCTGTGGAGTTGGGGCGGCAAGAAGTTAGTTGATGCTGCCACCCACGAAGCAAGGAAGGTGGCTCATGCCGCGTTTGACCCGCTATGGCGATCGGGTGCCCTATCCAGATCGGAGGCGTATCGTCATCTGCGTCAAGTGCTGAACATCAGCGAGACGTCATGCCACATGGCCATGATGTCAAAGGAAATGGCGGCCAAGGTGCCTGCGGCGGTTGATAAGATAAAGGCGGGTTTAAACAATGTTGCAGCTTAGAGATTATCAACGCGCCGCGGTTGACGGCCTTTACGACTACTGGCGCGAACAACCCGGCTCGCCTCTTATCGTGCTTCCTACGGGCGGCGGCAAGAGCCTCGTGCTGGGTACTATCTGCAAGGAACTGATTGAAGGCTGGCCCGACATGCGCGTGCTTGTCGTGACGCATGTACGCGAATTGATCCTGTCGAACTATCAAGAGCTGCTGAACATCTGGCCTTTCGCTCCAGCGGGCATCTTTTCGGCTGGCGTTGGCCGGCGGGACGCGAAGGCGCAGATTGTATTCGGCGGCGTGCAGACCATCGCTAACAAGGCGGAGCAGATCGGCTACATCGACGTCGTTCTGGTCGATGAAGCCCACCTGATGCCCAGAAACTCGGAAACGCAATACGGCAAACTGATTGAAGGCCTGCGCGCCATCAATCCAGACCTGAAGCTGGTCGGCCTCACGGCCACACCTTATCGCTTAGGCGAAGGGCTTTTGACGGAAGGTGACGGCGCACTTTTCGACGACATCTGCTTTGAAAAGCCGATCGGCGAAATGATCGAGGAAGGCTATCTCTGCCGTCCTATTTCGAAGGGAATGGCGACCGCCTTCGACTTATCCGGTGTCGGCAAACAGGGTGGCGACTACAAGCAAAACGCGCTGCAAGCGGCCATCGACAAGGACGACATCACTGCCTCGGTGGTCGACGAGATCGTCACATACGGCACGGTGTCGGGTGCGGAGCGTAAGGCTTGGCTCTGTTTCTGCAGCGGCGTTGAACATGCCCGCCATATGCGGGATGAGATACGCAGCCGTGGATTTAGTTGCGAAACAGTGACCGGAGACACTCCAACTGGTGAGCGGGATCGCATTCTGGCTGATTTTAAGGCCGGCAAGATCCGCGCCTTGACGAATAACTCGGTACTGACAACCGGCACGAACCTGCCGATCATCGATCTGGTCGCGTTCTGTCGCCCAACCTTATCAGCGGGCCTTTATGTCCAGATGGCGGGGCGTGGCTTACGGCTTTATCCGGGCAAGGAGAACTGC